CACGCTTTTCTAACCGAAAGGTTACGGGAAGCGACCCGATCAGAAGAGTCGGAAAGCAGTCTTGCCATTAGGCGAGAGTAGCCTTCCTGCCGCCAGTTCCGCGTTTTCTGAATGAAACGTGGAACTCGGAACTCGCATCTTTGCAAAGTCTGGTTCCATCTAATCCGGAGGCCAGGAGTATAAACTCCTTGGTCTCGGAAGAGACAAGAATCAGCTCTGGAAAGATGCTTTTCCCAATCCCGGAGAGATTTCCGCAAAGAAAGATCTCCTGGAAAGAGAAAAGAACTCCTGCTACACAGGAATGTGAGATACTGCAAGCTTGAGTGCTCGCAGATATCCAACCATTCTTGCTTATACGGGAGAATAGCAGTTGGAGCGATTCGCATCGCCCAGCTACAGACGAGTTCTGCTGATCTCTTAAGCCCACCAACGTATAATCTACGTTGAAGGTCTGAGAGAACAGGGAAATGACCGAGTTTATCGTGGGAATCATAAGTGTACCTCTTGTTTCTAGTGATAGAGACGGAGGAGCCTGCGAACCATTCGGTTCCGCAAGACTCTCTAAAGGGAGTAGCCCAACACGTTTTAGACATGTTAGGTTTACAACCAATAGATTGAAGAGCGGAAACGCAAGTTTGCAGGCAATCAATGGGAATGACAATGTCATCACCAAAGACTTTCACTTCAGTTCCTAGTTCAAACATGGTCTTGGTAGTCGGTTTACGACGACCAAAGCGATGAAGATGTAATGATGCGATTGAGATCGCCCAAAACATCAACGTCTCGACGGGAAAGCATGTAGCTGATCCCATCGGGGCGAAGGCAGTAATTCGAGTGCTAAGACCGTCGTAGACGGCGCTATGCGCCCGAGTTCTAAATAGATATCTCCTCACGTTAGGAACCTTTGAAAGAAGGAACCAAACAGCGGGGGCAGAGAGAAGATCGCTAGCGTCGGATAGATCCAACGTGGCTTTCAACTCAGAATACGATTGCTGAGCTGCTAATTGGTTGAAGGTTTGATCCTGCAACCGTATAGACAGACGGAGAATCGTATTCTTATCTATATAGGCCATCATTGCTCGCATCTGACCTTGCTGAAGATACTGCATAGCAGTCATCTCAGCGGAGATAAGACGCGGACCTCTGAAGTCCTTCGGAACAAGGCAAATCTTCGTCTGAAACCTATCAAGGAATAAGACGGAGTTCGACTTGGTGCGGAGGTGCTCCAGAGATTGAACACCATATTCATAGAAGGGATAGACCTTATTAGCCTGGGAAGGCCAATAAGTGAAATCCCACTTCTCATCTCGATCGAGACCCTCATGAACGACTCCGGGACCATGTCCTGGAGTAATACATGATAGGTCAAGGCCGGTGAGAACCTTCTTCAGCATAGCTTGCGCTATGTTTAGGACGGGGTTGTCTCGTGGTATAGTCAGTCTACGTAAAGTAGATTGACGACCGCGAAAAGCCTCGACGGCAGCTTTAGCCTCATTAACGGTGGGCTCTTTAACGAGCTTACTATTGATGAGAAGGAGCTGACGTAGGTAGAATATGGATACGATATTAGGTTTCTCAAGGAGACTACCGTCGTCGCCGAAAACAGTTGATAAGACTGCTAACAGAAACTTCGGAAGTCGGGATTCCGATCTGAGGGCAAAACCGACAGGACAGTTAAATGTCCCGTTGACCAGACCCTCATCTATGGCTCTACCCAATCGTGGGAGAGTTACGTAGATGAAGCTTGATCCTTCAGATTTTCCTCGCGAGAGGATAGTCTGTCGGTCTTTATTACAGAAAGGAACTCCTCGAGATTCACCATCGGCCATTATGGCGAGGTGGAGCTCGAGGGCTCGAAACTGGCTATTAAGGTCCGCCATATGGCTAAAACCTCCAGTCAGTTCATGGCCAACAAGTCTCTAATTCGCCTCTCCTCAGTTCGGCACGAACGCGCCGGATTGGGAATAGTCACCCTCAATGGTGATTCCATTCTTCAATCCGACGACGAAAGTGTTCGTAAGGAGGCACTGCGCTTGCTTGGTAAGATCTTTGACGATCGTATCAGTAAAGGCAGTGGCACGAGGAACCCGGAGAATGACCTCTACGCTTCCCAGCGTGAAGGCACCGGTGACATCATCCACATCACCCTTTGAAAAGGTGAAAGAATGAGTGTCTGTTCCCTTACTTCCGTTAGGGCGCAACGTATGAGTGACCACGAGCCGCTCGGCCTCAGAGAGGCCGGAAGCGGCGACGAGGAACTCCTTACGGGGGCCCTGTTCGGAAATAAGATCGTACACGACATCGGTGGTAGATCCGGACTTGTTAACAGTAATAGCCATGAACAGCTCCAGGTTTGTCTCCGTATGTATTGGGAGACGATTCGCGGGTTTGTGCCCGTTTCACAACTTTTGACTTCACTTAAGGATCTTCTGTATCAACAGAGAGCCAGAAGCAAAGTAGTGGAAGGTACCGAGACGCGAAAAGTCAACGCTTCCCGATGTCTTAGGAAGGCCAGGGTTTCTTGTATAGGTGGAAGTTGTTATACTTCCAAGCTTTACAGGGCCGTCTACTAAGGTAGACGATGTTTCACTATGGAGGAGACCATCGGGAATCCAATAGGATTCTTGAAGAATCTCCTTTTTAGAGTAACATAGATTACGCAAGTTGTAGAAAGGAGAACCAAAGTTCGGTGTCGTATATCGCGAGATATAGTCGCCGGCATTGGTAACCCAATCTAAAACAAAAGAGAACGGGACAAGCTCCCACGCCAGTCCAATGAACTTGTGAAGTCCAAAGAACTGAACGTAAGCTTGCCAATCATCAATGTAATCAAGGTCCGGACGGACCTTGCCCAGAGCACTAATGACGCCAATAGTCTCTTTTCTGTCACAGAGAAGAGATCTAGTAACGACATTATTGTTCGTGAAACTACTGGGGACGTAAGTCCGAGCTCTGACGGGAACATATCCCCCGACATTCGATCGAAGAAAGTTTAGTCGAGACTGCACCTTGCGGTGGGCCTCGAATATATTCTTGATCTCATCGATAGCGGGTTTGACGCCGAAATTATAACTTAAATAGGCGTCGGAAGATGTTCTTAATCCCTCACTTAATTTTCCTAGTTTTGTTTTCCGCTTCGCCAGTTTCCTGGCACGCTGAAGGAAAACCTTCAGAATGTTGGTTGGATTGAGGATGACCTTGAACGCATCTAGGAAGATGTCGTGCTCGACCATTGACTCACCGATCATCGAAGAGGATGGCAAGATACTGTTACAAGTTTCATGCCATTTATCTAGGAGAGCAAACCAATCTGGTTCATAGAACCCTGAAGCAGAATACGCCTTAGTAACTCCCGACATAGAGGCAAGAGCCTGTTTGTCAGTAATACTCTTAGACATATGTCTGCAAAGAGCTCCAGCACCAGTGAAGGTATAAGTGTAGGAATTATTTGCGTTGAACGCTGTCCTGTACGTAAGAGAGTCCGGCACGGAGATAGATTTCTTCGTGTGAACGCACTTATGCACTTGCAGAGATTCAGTGTAAAGGTCAGATTGAACCGACCGAGACATTACTGGATCCTTTAGCCTTTTCGCTATGTCTAGACGACGTCGCGAAATTGCTCGGGCTTGCTTGGACATAGGGAGATTCACTTCGTCAGAAATCGTTTCAAACACCATATATGGTGAATTAGGCGACTTCGACGAATCTTTGAACTGCACAATATCCAAAGGCGGACTCACTTGATTGCGAGTCGTAGTCTGAGAAATATTATTGCAGTTCCTGTGAAACTCTCTTGTTCGAGTACGCATGAGCTTCCTTTCTAAAGATGGGAGTCTACAATGATGAGGCAACTGTTTTGACATACTCAGTTGCCTAACGGCGGCTGGCTAGTAGAACCAGACACGACTCATCATTGGAGCTAATTAATCACAGTTCTTTTTGCGCGTCTTCTCTCGAAGAAGCACAATTAGGTCGATAATGAAGAGAGCGATGTGAATCACTCGTTTCATACATTAACCTCCTGTGGTTAAAGACTCACATCAAAGGGACGGCGCACCTTGTCAAGGGGTGCG